CTTATCCGGTCCTAGTCCGTTAACTATGGCTCTGATGCGATCAGCTCTTGTCGTTTCAGGTGTTTCGGCTGTTGTTGTTAGTGGTTATTGGTTGTACCAGTGGTGGATTAAGGATGCAGAATATCTCAGGGTTATTGCCGCTGCGGAATGCGATCTTGAGGAGTTGATGGAGTCAACGGATGTTGAATTGCAGACAGGTCATCTTGAAGATCAAGAAGGTGTTGTCGATTTCAATGTTCAAGCCCCATTGGCACCTAAGCGGATCCGGCAGAAGGCAGTTTTCAGGAAGTATCTTTTTCGTCAGGGGAAGGCTAAATTTGGCACGCCTTCGCGTTCTCCCGCTAATCGTCAGGTTGTCAGGAAGTACCTCACCGACATTTGCGTTTCTCATGGTGTTATTGCTCGGCACATTGCAGACAACGTAGATTTCGTTTCAGAGGCTATATTCGTGCCAACAGATGAGGAGCTGAAGAGTGCAGCAGTACACAGGACCATTAAAGCAAAGGCCAAGTGCACACTATTGGCCAGATTAGGCGGCCCACCGCCTAATTCTGGTCGATAGTGGTGCCCTGTGGCCGGGGTGGGGTATGATTCACGATCGATGGTATACCCCGGATTGGAACCCCGTAAAACCATTGGGAAGACCACAGAACGTAAGTTGTTGAGTATGAGTGACGACTTACAAGGACATCAAATGAGTACTCATAACAATTCCCTAGCAAATCTTGTTCGAGGTGTTGGGGAACGCGTGTTATACACCGACGATAAGTATACTTTGCCTATTCAGGCTCGTCCTGGTGTGTTTCTCCGCAAGTTGGGCGATTATCGAACAAAAATTGTACGGCATGTTGGGTGGCAATCCCCTGTGTCTCGGCAAAGTTTTGCCGAGCTCTACAAGGGACCTCGTTACATCCTTTATAACCGTGCAGTTCAGTCACTCGCTGTGAGGCCTGTGACTAGATCCGACGCCCGTCTTAAAACTTTCGTTAAGGCTGAGAAAACCAACTTAACATTGAAACCTGACCCTGTGCCTAGAGTTATCCAGCCACGGGATCCTCGTTACAATGTAGAGGTTGGTAGGTTTTTGAAACCAATTGAGCATAAAATGTATGATGCAATTGACAGCTTATTCGGGGGGCCTACCATATTTTCGGCGTATAATGCATACGAACAGGCGAGACTAATTCGTGAGAAGTGGGATTCTTACGCTCACCCTGTTTGTGTAGGACTTGATGCAAAACGATTTGACCAGCATGTATCCAAGCAGGCTTTAGAGTTTGAACACTCCTTTTATCGGTTGATATTTGGTAGGAGCGAGCTCACGCAGCTGTTGGATTGGCAGGTACATAATCGTGGTGTTGCACGAGCCCGTGACGGATGGTTTAGCTATCAGAAGACTGGAGGACGTGC